ACAAAATTTAAAATATACATATTTATAGAAAACAGTTACAATTATGACAAATTTTGAAATTCCATCAGAAACTATTAGTCTTCCTTCAAAAGGATTACTTTATCAAAAATCAAATCTTTTATCTTCTGGTCAAGTAGAGATGTATTACATGACAGCAAAAACGGAAGACATCATCACAAACGTGAATCTGCTTAAACAGGGCATCGCGATAGAGCGAATGTTAAAATCTCTTATTAAATCTCAAATAAAGTACGAGGATTTGCTCCTGGGTGATAGGAACATGCTGTTGATAGCCGCTAGAATATTAGCGTACGGACCAGAGTACTCGTTTAAGTACCCTCACCCAATCACTGGAGAATTTGAGGTGGTTAAAGTTGACTTACAACAACTCAATCATAAGAAAGTAGATTACTCAGTATACAATGAAAACAACGAGTTCACTTTCGAGTTGCCGTACACAAAAAACGTAGTTACTTTTAAAATACTGACCGTAGAGGACGATAACAAGATAGAGCAAGAGATAAAATCTACGAAGAGGGTGTTAGGAGAAGACGCTATTGGGGAGTACACTACGAGATTAAAGTACCAACTCACTTCAATAAATGGAGACAGATCTCAAGCTACGATAAGACAATACATAGATTCTGGTAACTTAATATCAAGGGACAGCGCACCACTTAGAAAGTATATGCGAAGCGTAACTCCAGACTTGGATATGAACATTAACGCGACCTTCGCAGATGGATCCACTGAGTTGGTTAGCCTACCGATAGGCGCAGATTTCTTTTTCCCTCAAGATTAATTAAGATCGACGCATGGACGACACTTACAAAAAAATAGTGCCCATGTTTCCCACTAAAGAATACAGGTCAGAATTCATGACCGAAGTGTTCGAATTGACCTACTACGGAGGTGGAGGATTCAATTATTCCGAAGTGTGGAACATGCCTGTACCTTACAGGAGGTTTAATCTAAAAAAGATACAAGAGCACTTAGAAAAGGTTAAAGAGGCCAGGGAGGAAGCTGCGGGTAAACAACAGTTGACCAACAAAACAGATATGTCTAAAATCAAAATACCGGATCACATAGCAAAAAACGAAAAATCTCAACCTTACGTAAGTAAAGTAAAAAAGTAGTCGGGTGATATTTATGTATAACAACTAATAGTATAATGGCTAATCAACAAAATCCCGGCACTGGTCAAACACAGCAACAAACGACTGATGTTAGAGAGGCGTTAAAGAATATATTAAAATTACAAGGCGATTATAGGGATATACTTAAAGAATCCATAAAGGATTTAAATAGTACATTAAAATCATACGATAAGATGGAAGCCAAATTAGCGACCATCAATAGATCTGCTATTAATACAAAAGAAGTTCAACAACAGATAAAAAAAGTAGAAGAAGATAGATATTTAAATACTAAAAAATTAGCTGATTTAGATAAATCGTTATCGGCAAATCAAAAACAAGCGAGTTCAAGTTATTTAAATGCATTAGAGCGCCGCAATTCTCTTGAGCAAGAAATGTTAAAAGCTCAAAAAAATGGAAATCAAGCGCTATTAACGCATACTCAAAATATACTAAATAATTTAAATCAAAGAATAGAACGTGAAGAGGAGAGTCTTAACGTAGAACAACTTGCGTATGTTCAATCTTTACAGACTGATAAACTAAATCAAGAGTTGTTAGATAAACAAAAACAACAATTAGAAATAGAAAAAAAGCTAAGATCTAATATTGGTTACACTGGAGCCACTTTCAAATTGTTCGCGGATAAACTTGGTTTAGGCAATCAGTATTACGAAGAGATGGTAGAAAGCGCTAGAAGATTAAACGATGAAGGAAAAAAACCAGGATTTTTAGATAAATTGGGAGTTTTAGGAAAGGCAGCTGGTGGAGGAGTAATGGAAGCGCTAAGTGATCCGTTAACAGCAATACCAATAGCTGGGGTGGCTATAGCAGGGTTAGTTAAAGGCTTAGTATCTGCGTTTAATTACGTAGTCGATATTACTTCCGAGACCACAAAATTCGGTAGACAACTTGGATTGTCTAACTTAGAAGCAAGAAAATTAAATACGGAATTCAACGTATATTCAGTTACTCAAGGTAGTATATTAGCTAATGCTAGAAGCATGTACGAATCCCAAATAGAATTGGGAAAAGCTTTGGGAGTTAACAATGTTTTGTCTAAAGAGATATTGGACACAAACATACAGTTAAAAGATATAGCGGGTTTAGACGAACAAGCGAGAGCTAGCATCGCAGAGTCGGCTACAATAACTGGAAAAAGCTCTAAAGATACTCTTAAGTCTGTTTTAGCTCAAGTTGAGGGATTAAAACAAGCGACTGGAGTTAGCTTAAACTATCAAGAGGTGTTGGGTGAAGCGAGCAAGCTTGGCGGATTTTTAGGTTTATCTTTTGCAAAATATCCCGCTCAGCTAGCAAAATCTTTAGTTACTGTAAAAGCCATGGGAATGAATCTTAAAGAGTTAGATTCTATGGCAAGTTCTTTTTTAGATTTCGAATCAAGCATAAGTAAAGAATTCGAAGCACAATTGCTGACCGGTAGATCCATAAACTTATCTAAAGCTAGAGAGCTATTTCTAAACAACGATTTGGCTGGAGCAGCTTCAGAAATAAATTCACAAGTGGGAAGTTCTGCAGACTTCATGAAAATGAATAGAATACAAGCAGAATCTTTTGCTGAAGCTCTTGGAATGACAAGGGATCAAATGGGTGAAATGTTAAAGAGACAAGAGTTACTATCGAAGATAGGAGCCAAAGACACAGATAACGCTCAAAAGCAGTACCAATTAGCGCTTAAGAGATTCGGAACTCAAGAAGCGATGAACGAGGCTTTGGGTCAAGAAAACGTACAGCTTATGTTAAACGCAAGTAGTCAAGACAAAATAGCAGGATTAATGGATAAAATAAAATCGGCTTTCGCGGATTTCGTACAAAATTCACCAATAGTGCCAATGATAGAGAGGATGATCGATTGGGTGTCAAAGCCAGGAAACATAATGAAAATAGTAGAAGCCATAAAAAATACGATGGCTACAGTGTTCGATATAGTTGGAAACATAGCGGCCGCTATAATGAGTGCAGCTAACTTTTTTGGAGCGGGAATAGACGAAAACTTAATAAGATCCGCAAAGATGGGAGGTTCTGTGTTAAAATCGATAGATTTTGGTTCTATGGCCGGACAAGTCGGTTCTGCTAGCATAGGATCGAATGCGCAAACTCAAACTTCTACAACCGGAGGTAACAACGCTATCGAAAAAACAAAATCTGCTATAGTCGTAGAAAATAACACTACGACATACTTAAATCTAGATAGTGCTAGAATAGCAACGGACGTGGGTACAGGAAAAATATCAAAAGCAATCCAATAGCAAATGCCACTAATAGACTTAAGAAGTAATCTAACTAACTTAAAATACGATCGAGATAGACTCGGAGGCGGATGGTCTGGGCAGCCCTTCGTCCAATTTGCAAACCCGTACTACACAGTTCAACCAAGATCTCAAAGAACTCTTAATGATCAGCTATTGTTTGGTGCTGACTGGCCAATGAGAGGAGGACAAACATTAAGTTTAGGAGCGCAAACTATCACCTCTAGGGGAGAATTGGACGTTTTTAGAATAAAACAATTCTTTAAGACTTCTCAAGGAAAAGTATTTCTAGATAAGCAAGTTGGTCTACAACTTTCTAATCCAAAGATGCAAACAGGAAAGGGACTCTCTTTGGGTGGAAGCACTATACTTCCAAACTTGTTAGAGAATACGCGAGTATATAATAGGGGTTTAAATTCATTGAGTCAAATAGGAGCAGCCGGCACCGGTGTACACTACCCAAGAGCAGGAACAGTTCCGTTAGATTACAACTCTAAATACTATTTCGATATTGTCAATCAAGAGAACGTAACGAATCAATATCAAAGCAATAGATTGTATTTGCTATATCAATCTAAGATACTATTAAACAACACCAATTTGCCTTTGATGAATAGTATGGGAATATCTACGAATCCTCGTACTATGTTCAGTTATTTGGGTGGTCCTGGCTCTGTGTATGGATTAGGATCTACGCTTATTCGTAGGTACGAAGATACTACAAGACAATCCGCCACAAACGCAATGAATTACGCGCAACTGAGTCAACAAAGCGCAAGTTTAAACATTGATTTAAATTTTGACTTTAGAGAAAATCTTGAAAAGTATAGAGGCAGTAACATTTTATGGAATACTGAAAAATCGATACAAAAACGATTGGGCGTAGGTAAACCAGGAACAAGAAGCAAATCTAAAGACTACACAGTTACGATAGTAGACGCGGAAGATAGACTGAATAGACAATCTTTGTTTACGATTAGCGAAATAGAAAATCCTTTTAGCAAAGACATAAGTGGAGTATTTAACAAAGACATTATAAAATTTGCGTTTGAAGCAATAAATAACGACGATCCAAACGAAGCTTCTGTAATAATGTTTAGGGCATTCATATCGTCAGCGATAACTGATAATCACACGGCAAATTTAAATTCATTTAAGTACTTAGGAAGGGGAGAAAATTTTTACACGTATCAAGGTTTTGATAGATCGATTGGATTTTCTTTCATCGTAGCTGCTCAAAGTAGGCAAGACATGACACCTATGTACAAAAAATTAAATCACTTAGTAAGTCAAGTATATCCTGACTATAGTCACGGCTCAACCGCTCCATCAGGAGCAGGCAGCGTAATGAGAGCTCCGATAATTAAATTGACTCTTGGAGATTACATGTATAGAGTTCCTGGTTTTTTGGAAAACGTTAATTTGACTATACCACAAAACGTACCTTGGGAAATAAATTTAGAAGAAGATAAGGATATGGGTCAACTACCTCAAGTGGTGGAAGTATCAGTGTCGTTTAAACCAATAATGAATATATTACCTAGAAAAGAAAACATAGGTCAATCAGTGCCTTTGATATACAATAAGTAATGAACTACAGATACCAAAACATACCCATAACAAGTAACTCTACAACTGGAGAAAAATACTATGTGAATTCGATATATCCCGATATATCGATAACAGAAGATGACACGTATTTGATAACTACTATAGGAGACAGGTTAGATAACATGGCGTTGGATTTTTACGGAGATTCAAGCTTGTGGTGGATAATAGCTTCTGCGAATAGTTTGCCTGGTGATTCTATATATCCTCCTCTCGGAGTTCAATTAAGGGTGCCAGGAGACATACAACAAATATTAAACCAATACAGATTAATTAATACAGTAAGATAATGTTATGCCGCTCGACAACAGAATATCTAACATAATAGGTACGCCTTTACCAGATTGGATAAAGACTCAAATAAAAACTAGATCAAATCAAAATACAAAGGATCTAAGAGACAACGAAAATTTGGTATACTTAGCCAACAAAACTGGTTGGGTAAGACTCGTGTCTTCCATAGACCTAAAGTATAAAGACGCGTTAACTCCTTCAGCAGACATTAGGTATTTTGAAACGTTAACAGGAAATCCAGAGTTTGAATCTTCTATGGCCAGAAAATTTGTGTTATTCGGAGGAATTTCCGCTTACACACTGCACCCAGGCCAAGGTGGTGGGTTCTCTTACGAACTTAGACAGGGTTTATCTGGAACTTACGATACATTAGGTGAAAGCGAAATTAGACAGTTTGGATATAGACCCATGCCTGGTATATCTAACGTTACTATAGAAACTATGGGTCGATTAGGATCGTTAAGAAAAGCGAAGATAGACTTTCAAGTTTGGGATAAATATCAATTGGACGTTATCGATCTTTTATATTTTAAGTTGGGATATACGATGTTGTTAGAGTTTGGTCACACTTATTTTTATAACTCTAGTAATAATTTAGAAAAGGGAGAAGATTACATGATAGATCCCTTTAAGTCTTGTACTAATAATCAAAAGATACAATTAGAAATAAATAAAAAAGTTAGAGAGTCTGAAGGTAATTACGATGCTATGATAGGCATAGTAACAAATTTTTCTTTTTCTCTAAACGCAGAAGCTGGGTACGATTGTACTATAGAGCTATTGTCTGGAGGAGTAGTAGGCCAAAACGCAAAAATAAATCATCCAGAAGGGTTACCCGATCTCTTAGAGTCCGAAATAGAGCAATATAGTAATTTGCTTGCTCAAATAGAACAAGCTAATAGAGCTAAAGAGTTAGCGGAGCAACAAAAAACTTTACAAGAGCAATTAAACGCCAATAAAAAAGATAAGTTAACCGTAGACGGAATATTGAAAGATAATGCATCAAAAGCTTCTTTAACTGTAGACGAATATATAAGAAAACGCGGTCGTGCCAACTCAAAAGAACAATTTAAAAAATTGGACAAATACGATGTTCAAGTTGTAGTTAATGCATCTCCCGCTTTATTGATAAGAAGATTTGGTCAAACTGTGTTCTTAGAACAAAATAATGATAATACGTATCAAGATTTGAGCATATCTTTAGATTACAATCTAATTAGTAGTAAAATAGTTCAAGATTACAATAAATATAGTAGCAAATTTAACACTGTTACACCCGCTATCCCAGGTGGTGGAATACAAGAATTGACTTCTTTACCAGGATCAACAGAATCTCGTCCAACTTATTTAGGATTTGTTAAAAGTTTAGGTAGACCAGGAAGTGTAGGTACATCTAATATTGATTTTTATACTTGGTCAATAGAATACTTTGGTGAAGCTAAGGAGGAAAAATATAATTTAAAATTTAGAATAGATATTCCTCCTGCCGAATCGAATCATAGATTTGAATTAGGAACTCAATTAGATCAAGTGTTTGCTGATTTTTTAGAGGGAATAGTTAAGAATGAAAGTAATTTAATAGATACATTGAAGCTCAATGAAATAGTAAATGAAGATAGTTACGGAACTTCCAGATTAGTCTTTAAGATCGATTATATACATTCAGCGACAATAAAGGAAGAACAATCCTTGCCAGGAGGAGGAAGCGTTAAAAAAATTGTCGAAGTTCAAAGAGATTTAAAATTTCCAATAACTATATCTTCTACAGATACCATCATAATAAAAGATCTAACAGTAGGAAGTCAGATATCTACCCTAGTTGATTATTTAGAATACAGAAATAAGTTAGAGCAACAAAACATATCACAGTCCGCAACAGTTCAATCGACTCAAGATCTACAAAATTTAGAAACAGAAAAAACTCAGTTAGTTGAGAAATTAAAGTATAATTCTGCTATAGAGATAATACTAAAAGCGATACAACTACACTCACTAACAGAAGCTTATAAAATTTACGGTCAAGACTCTTTAAACAAAGTGATAGAAATTCCTTTATGGAAAAAAGATAGTCGCGGTAAAAGCTTTGTTGGTGAGGCAATGAAATACGGAGTGTTTTCTGATGTAATATCAGAATTGATGGGAGAAACTATTAAGTCGTCTCCATCTACTATCACTATACCTAACGTACCTAACGGAACGTCTATTGATCCTTCTTCGTTAAGATTTGATGGTTCTCAAATTTGGAGCACTTCTCAAAATCAGCAGAGACCGTTTCCAGAAATAGATCAAAGAAAAAAAGAGTTATACAGATTAAATAACGAAAACATATCAGACAAAGATTTGTTTAAGTTTAGAGCGAAATACGGATTTTGGACAGAATTAATGGCTGGATCTTTGGGTCAAAACAACAAAGATTTAATTAATAAAGAAGTCAATTACAAAGATTTATTTACTTCTTACGTTATACCTTATCAAGTTAACCAAAACATGCAAGAGGGTGGATTAACTTTGGTGTATCCAACTTATATAAAATTATCTACGTTATTTATGTTGATTAATCACATGTGCACGTTAACGCAACAGTCAGAGTGTGATAGATCTTTAAAGACTCCATTTTTTTATTTGGATTTTAATGCTAACGTAAATTATTGTTTGAGTCACCCAAGTCAACTTAGCACTGATCCTTTTAAATTTTTAATACCTTTTCAAGGAACTAACAAAGATTACATAAACATATTTGATAAAGAAATATACAATAAGTTAAAAGACAATAACGTAAAACTTTTTCAACCGCAACAAGAAGACGCGATATCAGGAGCCATTCCTCAATATAAAGATAACAGTCCGTATACGGCAAAATTATTAAACGTGTTAATTAATTGCAATTACGCGATAGAAGTAATATCCCAATACGCAAAGAGCGATTCTTTAAGCGAAGTCTTTTTTAAAGACTTTATTGAGAAACTATTGAGCGATTTGAACAAAAGCATAGGTAATTTTAATGCGTTTAGTTTAGTGTATAACGACAAAGCGAATACTTATCACGTTATCGATTCTCAATACGTAAACATAGACGGTGAAGGGCATCCAATAAACTCTAAAGAGCTTGGAGAAGATTTGCCCCTCTACGGTAAAAAATCAATAGCAAAATCTTTAGAGATACGTTCCGAAGTCAGCTCAAGAATGGCGAATATGTTGGCCATTTCTGCTAACTCTACACCAAGCGAACAATCGCAAAATTCAACAGACTCTACCGCCTTTGGTTACGTTAATACGTACCTATCAGATAGATACGTAGGCACAAAATTGGGTAATTCAAATTCAGGTTCTATTAAAAGTAATACTGATATAGAAGCGGCTACTTTATTCGATGACAGCATACGACAATTTTACAGCACAGTTAATCCGTCGCAAAACAACGTACCATCGGCAACAAATTACTACATCTTATCGATGAGCAAGATTAGAGTAGAGTCGAAAGCTACGAGAGCAAGTGCAATGATACCAGTGTCTGTAAACTTGACGATGCACGGTTTAGGTGGTTTGCCTATCTTTTCTGCGTTTACTATACAAGACGAATTATTGCCTTATACGTACAATATAAGAAGCGTGGTCGATAATAATCCAAGAAAGGTGGGATTTGTAATAGTTGGTAAAACTGACACTATAAGTTCTGATAATGTGTGGAATACTTCCATAAAAGGACAAATGTTACCACTAAAAGAACCTGGAGAATTTTCTGGACAAGTGAGTAAGTTTGCAGACGACGCAAAAGATAGATTATTATTGGGACAATTGCTTAATTCTAACATAGACTTACCAACTTTTGTCGGAGATGTAATATTAGATGCTGTAGAGTTTATAAAAAGTTTTGAAGGCTTGTATTCAGCGCAGCCAAACGCTTACTCGAGAGTAAATTCACCAATTAACGCTAATACAGTAGTTTATGCGTATAAGCAAGGAAACGATAAGCCTACAATAGGTTGGGGAACTACTAGATACCAATCGGACATGTCTAAAGATAAAAAAGGTCAAGACGTAAGATTGGGAGATTCTATTACAGTCGCTCAAGCAAGCGCTGAGATACAGTTTGAAGTTGCTAATCTTGATAGATACTTACGCGCTAATTTAAAATCTTACGATAAACTTACAAAGAATCAAAAAGTAGTATTGATAAGTTTAGGGTATAACGCAGGTTCTGGTAATTTATCTAAATCAAAAGTATGGGAAGCTATTAATTCCGGACAAAACTCTCAAATAGTGGCGCAAAGCATAAAAACTTTCGCTACGACTATAGCAGGTGATGGAGCTGATAGGAAACCTGTGAGAGGTTTAATAACTAGAAGAGAAAAAGAGAGTCAATTGTATTTAAGCTAAATTCATGATAAGATATTATCCTAAATCAAAAGTAAAGACGAATTTGACCACTTCGGGTAACGAATACACCGAATCGGGAATTCCTTATTCTGGTAAGTATCATTTGACTTTCGATGGAAGAGCCTTCTCAGGTCCAGATCCGATAATTGGTCCGTCTATAGAGTTAACCAAAATAGAAGATTACACAAACGCACCAGGAGTCGCTGGTCAGAGTTTATCTGCTAAGTCTATTAGAACATTAACCAAACAAGCAAAGCTAACTGGTAAATCCCAGTCTGCTCCTGTGCCTTATTATCCTTCGCCTCTTAAGAGCGATTACGATAAGGGATACGTAATTAGGTATTTCGTTAAACGAATAAATCAACAGGGATACGTCACAGAGGTGTCTGAACAAGAGTATAATTCCATAAAAAACGGTACAGCAGATTACGATATCAGTATGTATCAAGCTATAGGTCTGTTTTGGAAACTCACTGGCCCATTGAATCAAAAGAGAGTATCTCAATACGATATCCGCACTGGAATAATAGACACAAATAAAAGATTGGTAGAAGACGCGAATAAGTCTTTTCTAGGCATAAAAGAATTTATAGGTGAAAAATACGATCAATTCGCAAAACCTACCGAAAAATAAAAATTCGTTCGTAATCAATTAGTTGTTATGTTAGATGGAAAATAAAGGTTAATGCACTATCTCGTAGAGAACAAAGAACAATTTTCAAAGTTACAAGCAGTCGATACCGCATACATAAAAATAATAGCGGGTAACGATTATTGTCATCCGTCTTTAGAAAGTCCAACTTTAGTGTATTACAATCCTGGAAACAAGGGGTACGTGCTTTGCGTAAAGCATCACGAAACTTTTAGTTTGAGTTTTGATTTAATTAAGAATTTTTTGATGGCTCACAATAAATTATATGTACTTGATAAAAAATATCACACGTATTTTTTTGACCACAAAAATTTAGTAGATGTAAACCATTCTGTACTCGACGAAAAGAACTCTCTTGAAAACATCGATCATCATACAAAGTTGCACAACGATTTTTATAACAAGTATTACGAAGATTATTCAGTTAATGAAATAATACCAGTGAGTAAACACTACGAATATTGCGAAAACGAATACGACAGCGTAAAACAGTATTTCGGTAAAGAGCGTAATACGGATTTTATAAATAAATTAACCTCCGCTTACAAGTACGTAGAGGAATCCGGAGTTGGCGTAGATATAGATTGTGCAAGTAAGACTTACCAGATAAAGTGTTTACACCACTCTTCAATAGGAAGTAAATTACTAACCTATTATAATTTGTACAATTTAACAGGAAGACCGACCAACTCTTTTAATGGTATCAACTTTTTAGCTATACCAAAAGAAGGCGAATATAGAAAGTGTTTCGTAGCAGATAATTACTTTGTAGAGTTTGATTTCGACGCTTATCACCCAAGATTAATAGCAAAATTAATAGATTATCAATTTCCAAAAGAAGAGCACAGTGTACACTCGTACTTAGCTAAATCTTACTTTGGAAAATCAGAAGTGTCTCAAGAAGAGTACGCTGAATCTAAGGGAATAACGTTTAAACAACTTTATGGAGGCGTACAAAAGAAATACGAAAAGATACCGTTTTTTGCAAAAACTTCTGAGTACGTAGCATGCATATATCAAAAGTATACGAACGATAGACAGTTTGAACTTCCAACTGGAAGAATAGTTAAGTATTACGAAGATATGACGCCTATGAAGTTATTTAATTACATAATACAAAATTTAGAAACTAAAGAAAACGTAGATAAAATATTGGAGTTGAGAGAATTTTTAGTTGGGACAAATACAAAACTTGTTATGATAACTTACGACTCTTTTTTGTTTGACTTCGATCCAAACGATGGTAAAGATACGTTAGTTGGAATAAAAGAAATACTAGAGAAGGGAGACATGAAAGTTAAGTACAAGTACGGAGAAACATATTCGTTTTACGAAAATAAATAGATATTTATTAACATAAATGGTTACGATGAATTATAAGAACAAGGAAATAGAACTTACAAGAGAGCAAATAATGAACAAACTATTTTGCACGTTTTCGCACAAAGAAGATTTGCAAGAATCAATATACAAAATTAATCGACAGTACAGAATAATGTACGGTAAGATTTTTGTTTTGGCCAGTCCCGAGTCGGATGAATACATGTGTACTTACAACATAGAGATAGACGAATCTCCGATAAAAACTCGCATACTGCCTAATACTATTTTGTTGCACCGTAAAAAAGATACGAACACTCTGTATACCATTAACGCATTAAACACTCTAATAAAATCACTAAATTACGGAGTGTTGGACACAAAATTTAGCATCAATTGGCAAGATTACAAAAACTCAATGCTATTAACTCAAGGTGATTCTTTAAGAAAGTTAAACACGGTTATACATAACGTCATAGAAGTAGGCGGACTCGATAGATAAATTTTTTCAATTAGTAACATTTAATTAAGTTTAATTATTAAACTATAATACAGTTATATGGACATTCAAGCACTAAAAAATCGCTTGGCTGCATTACAAAATCCAAGAAGCGGCCAAAGCAAAGATTACAGCAAGACAATTTGGAAACCTGCTGTAGGGAAACACTTGGTAAGAATAGTTCCCTCTAAGTTCGATAAGTCGAATCCTTTCCGGGAATTATTTTTTCACTACGACATTAACAAAAAAACGATGATCTCGCCAAAGAGTTTTGGTCAAAAAGATCCAATCATCGAATTTGCGCAACAGCTCAGGAAATCTTCCAACAAAGAAGACTGGTCTTTGGCAAAAAAATTGGATCCAAAATTGCGAGTATTCGTACCCGTAATCGTTAGAAACGAAGAGGACAAAGGCGTTAGATTGTGGGAATTCGGTAAACAAGTTTACATGGAGTTATTGGCCATTGCGGAAGACGAGGATGTAGGCGATTACACAGATGTGATCTCAGGTCGCGACATTTTAGTCGAGACTCAGAGTAAAGAGCAGACTGGTCTTAGTTACAACACCTCAACAGTTCGTATCAAAACTAAAGTTACTGCGTTGTCAGACGACGCAAATAAAGTTAAACTTTGGTTATCAGAGCAACCAAATCCCAACGAACTCTTTAAGAATTACAGTTACGACGATATGAAATCTCATCTCATGTCTCACTTAAATCCTGAAGAAACGGTGGAAGAGACCGAACAATCTACTAAACAAGAGCCAGCTAGCGATTTACCTTGGGATAATCCTGCCCCTAAAAAGTCAGAGTTGTTTACCTTAAGTACACCTAAGTCTGAAGTAGATAAAAAGCTGGACGACTTATTCGATTTTTAATCAAGACAAAACAAGTAAAGTATGGCTAAGGCTAAAGTAGGGCTTAATAGTTCCGTATCTAGCGCAATAAAGAAGGAGTTCAATCTTGACAACTTCAAAAAAAGCAAAAATTTATCTACTGTATCCATAAAGTTCAAAGACAACAAATGGATCCCCCTGTCATCGGCGTTTATGGAAGCCCTACAAATTCCAGGTATACCAGTAGGTCACATAACGCTTTTACGTGGCCACTCCGACACAGGAAAAACTACAGCCTTACTAGAAGCTGCTGTATCCTGTCAAAAGATGGGAATATTACCTGTCTTCATAATCACAGAAATGAAATGGAGTTGGGAGCACGCAAGGCAAATGGGTTTACAGTTTGAAGAAATCCCAGACGACGACGGAGTTGTTAAGGATTACAACGGATTTTTTGTATACGTAGATAGAGAAAAATTACAATGCATAGAGGATGTATCAGCTTTTATAGCAGATATGTTAGACGAACAAAAGAAAGGTAATTTACCTTATGATCTGTGCTTCTTTTGGGATTCTGTTGGATCGATACCATGTAGAATGAGTATAGAAAAGTCCACAAATAATAACGAGTGGGCCGCTGGGGCTATGTCAACTCAATTTGGTAATTATATAAATCAAAAAATTGTATTAAGCAGAAAAGAAAGTCAGCAATATACAAACACGCTCGTGGCAATAAATAAAGTTTGGGTAGCAAAACCAGATCATCCGATGGGACAGCCTACATTGCAAAACAAGGGCGGTACAACTATGATGTTTGACTCTTCACTAGTTATTACGTTCGGTAGCATAGCAAAGGCGGGTACTAATAAGATCAAAGCTACCAAAGGCGGTAAAGACATAGAATTTGCTAAGAGAACAAGGATTTCTTGTGATAAAAATCACGTTACGGGAGTTACAGCAGTTGCAAAAGTAATAATGACTCCTCATGGATTCATCGATGATAAGCCCGCGGCTATTAAAGCTTATCAAAGTACTCACTCCCATGAATGGGCAAAAATTCTAGGATCGGATACATTTGATATAGTGGAAGAAGAAGCAGATAATTTAGAGATATTCGATACATCAGAAGACTAATTATCATATATTTATTATAGTTAGAGAGTTAGTGCGATTAACTATCTATAATAAACTTTGGACTCTAGATGCATTGGTCATCGCACGACCTTTGCATTCGATGAGTCCTTTTTATTTTATGAAAAGCAAAAAAAGAGATACTTCTATAGCTAGAAATATATGGAAATTAACTTTTGGAGAAATACCAAAAGATGAGTTAGGTAGATCTTATGAAATACTATTACTAAAAAATTTAGCAATATACTAATTTTATACTTTTTTAACAATAAAAAATTAAGTTTTGAAAGAAGATTACAAAAAGATATTTGACTCTTTAGGAAAAGGATCAGATCAAGAAGAAGTCGTACAGAAAAAAGTCAACGATAGAGTATTATTAGTTGATTCTTTAAACACCTTTATAAGATCTTTTACTGTAATTAGACACATTAATAAAAGTGGCAATCATGTGGGAGGTTTAACTGGCTATCTTAGGTCTCTGAGTTACGCGATAAGCCTGGTCAGACCAACCAGAATCATACTGGTGTTCGATGGGCAAGGTTCATCCACAAACAAGAGGTATATATATCCGGAATATAAAGCTAATAGGGGAATAAGACGAATCACTAACTGGGATACGTTTGAAAATCAAGAGCAAGAGTCAGAGGCAATAACCAATCAATTGGTCAGGTTGATAGACTATCTAAAGTGTCTTCCTGTCGACTTATTGTCCATAGATAAAGTAGAGGCCGATGACGTTATTGGTTATTTGGTAAAACAGTTACCAGAATCGAAGATAACCATACTATCCAGTGATAGAGATTATTTACAGTTGGTCAACGATAACGTAGAAGTTTACTCTCCTACTAAAAAAATATTCTATAACAAAAAGAGAGTTTTAGAGGAGTACGAAGTAACTTCAAAAAATTTCTTAACTCATAAAATATTAGTCGGTGACAAAGGAGATAACGTACCGGGCGTTAATGGGCTTGGAATAAAAACTCTCGTAAAGCATTTCCCAGAATTGACCACAGAAAAAGAATTTACGCTAAATATGTTGTTAGAAAAGTGTGAATTGGGTAACGATAATGTCCATTCAAAAATTTTAGCTTTTAAGAATCAATTAGCAATAAACAAACTATTGATGGATCTTCACGATCCTAACATTCCACAAGAATCTATGGAACACATAGCTGAGTTATTGGATAATCCTAATAAGAATTTTTATCCACGAGAATTTCAAATTTTATATAATGAAGACGATTTAGGAAATTCCATAAATAACTTACAGTCGTGGTTATACAACGCTTTTCACGAATTGAGTAAAATAAAAAAACATGAATAGAGGTGCTTTCTTAAAAACTTTGGGTCTATCTGCTGGAGCTATAGCATTTTCTCCTCTATTATCTTTCGCACATGAGAATAGAGTGAAAATATATAAAATTAATACTCCAGTATTTCAGCTAACATATACAGATGGACAAAAAGATGTTTTTGGTAATCTTATTAAACACACATGTTCTGGCTTCGTAAATACAATGTATGGCACACTAGATGAAAGATTACAAAACTATAAAAAATATCATATAAAAGATGAAGAAGAGAATATAAGTGTTATACTTTATTGTGAAAGAGAAGAGACACTTCCAATGATTGCTCAATGCTCTGATAATAGATTAGTATTCTCTGGCGAAGAAAAGGTTATAAAATATACTAGAGCGTGTATTTACAAAAACATCCAAGTTATAAACGCACCAAGCTTACCAGTGTCATTCGCAGTATCAGCCAATTAAAAAAACATAAAATAATAATGGTATTAAATTCACTAAATCAATACGGACACGGTTTTCAAATAAAAGTACTATCGAGTTTATTAAAACACAAAGAGTTTTTACAAAATATACACGACGCGATAGAAAAAGACTACTTCGATAGTCCATCTGGTCAGTGGATAGTCGCAGAAGTGCTTAGGTACTACTATAAGTACAATACAGTACCCACTCTGGACTCTTTGCAAGCAGAAGTGAAGAAGATCGACAACGAAGTGTTGCGTGTGTCTGTAATAGAAAACTTAAAAGAGTCTCTAAAAGCCAGTAACGAAGATAGAGAGTACGTTGAGCAAGAATTCAATAATTTTTGTAGAAATCAACAAATAAAAAAAGCAATATTAAATTCGGTTAGTTTACTAGAAAACGGTAAATACGAAGAGATAGAGCTTATTATAAAAAACGCTCTTAAGTCTGGGCAAGACAAGTCGATAGGTCACGAATACGATAGGGACGTTGAGTCTAGATTTAGACAAGATGTTAGAAAAGTAGTACCTACGCCGTGGCCAAACGTCAATGAATTGTTGGCTGGTGGACTGGGAGTTGGAGATTTGGGACTAATATTCGGAAATCCAGGAGGAGGTAAATCTTGGATGCTAGTTAACCTCGGAGCAATGGCTGTAAAAGCTGGCATGACGGTAGCCCATTACACGTTAGAACTTTCAGAAGATTACGTGGGTAAAAGGTACGATGCTATATTTACAGGAATAGACGTACGAGACATACACATGCACAGAGTCGAGGTCGAAGAAGCTGTAAGTAAATTACCAGGAAAGTTGATCATACGAGAATTTTCTATGGGAAAAGCTAGTCCTCACGCAATAGAAAATCACTATAACAAGTGTAAAAACATGGGCATAGTCCCCGACTTGATCATAATAGATTACGTCGATCTACTCAAACCTGTTCACAGGAGCAAAGAACGTAAAGACGAATTGGACGATCTATATGCAAGCATAAAGGGAATGGCAAGAGAACTCAAAGTGCCTATATGGACCGTATCTCAAGTTAATCGTGCTGGCGCTAAGGACGATGTTATCGAAGGAGATAAAGCCGCAGGATCTTACAACAAACTAATGATAGCGGATTTTGCCATGTCTTTATCGAGAAAAAGAATGGACAAAGTTAACGGTACTGGTAGAATACACATTATGAAAAACAGATACGGCGGCGATGGTATGACGTATTCGGCCACTGTAAATACTGCGTGTGGATTTATAGATGTGAGTAACTCTCAAATGAACGATGATGATCTAACTTTCGATGACGGAAATTCTCAACCTAAGCAACAAATAGGCGGATTTAGTAGCGACGAAAGAAAGTACTTAGCTCAAAAATTCTTTGAATTAAGTACAAAATAGAATATTTATTCAAGCAAATCCAAGCATCAAGGCAATAAGTTTAGTATACGCCTAACCCAAAAGGAAATACAACAAATATCATACAATGCCTGATCTTTGGTTGCGAAAATACACGTCATTAATTATTGGAATAGTTACAAACATTCGAAGGGCTCGGAAGGTTCTTCGAGTAGATATTATTTTTTATGTTTTAAAAACAAAATTATGGGAATATTTGATAAAAGAGTTAACTTTAAACCATTCGAATACCCAGAGGTCATGGAGTATGTCGACGCAGTAAATCACAGTTATTGGATACACACAGAGTGGAATTTTATGAGTGATATACACGATTTCCACGTAAAGCTTGCTCCTCACGAAAAAAACGCCATAAAGAATACGCTGCTTGCAATATCTCAGATAGAAGTAAGTGTTAAGACTTTTTGGGGCAAATTATATGATAGGTTTCCTAAACCTGAGTTTAATGCTGTTGGTTCTACGTTTGCAGAATCTGAAGTTCGCCACGAACGAGCGTATTCTCACTTATTGGAGGTGTTAAACTTAAACGGAGATTTTGAACTCTTATTACAAGAGCCTGTTATCCAAGGTAGAGTAGATTACTTGACAAAGTATTTGCGTGGCGCTTCGACAAACAGCGATGAAAATTACACGTTAACTCTAGCGCTTTTTTCACTTTTTATAGAAAACGTTAGTTTGTTTAGTCAATTCGCCATAATAAAAGCGTTCAATAAGCATAAAAATGTTTTGAAAGACATAGATAACGTTGTGCAAGCTACCCAAAAAGAAGAAACAGTACACGCTTTATTGGGATCTTATGTTATCAACAAAGTTAAAGAAGAATTTCCAGAATGGTTCAACGAAGAGTTTTATACGAAAATATATCGTGCTTGTAAGAAAGCGTATGAAGCTGAGAGCAAGATAATTGATTGGATATTCGAACAAGGGGAATTAGACTTTTTACCAAAAGACGTGCTTAAAGAGTACATCAAAAGTAGATTTAATGATAGTGTAAAAATGATAGGCGGAGAAGCCGTATTTGAAATCGATCAAGAGTTGGTTAATCAACTCAAGTGGTTCGAAGAAGAGGTGTACGCTGAAGTAAACACGGATTTTTTCAACAAGAAAGCAGTTACATATTCAAAGAAAACAAAATCAATAACGGAAGCAGATCTATTTTAATTATGGAAAATAACTATAGGTGGTTAACAGAGCAAAGCAAGACTTTTTTGGAAAGAGATTATTTACTTCCAAATCAAACTATAGATGAGAGAGTTACAATAATTTGTGAAACAGCTGAAAAGAGACTTAGAATAGAAGGTTTCGCAAAGAAGTTTAAAGAGAACGTACAAAAGGGATGGTATAGTTTTTCCACTCCGGTGTGGACAAACTACGGCACAGACAGAGGGCTTCCGATATCTTGTTTTGGATCTTACGTGGGAGACAGCATGGAGAGCATATTAGAATCCGTAGCTGAGGTCGGTATGATGACTAAGATGGGAGGCGGAACTTCTGGATATTTTGGTCATTTAAGAGCTCGCGGTTCAGAAATAAAAAACAACGGTTACTCTTCAGGAGCGGTACACCAAATGCAAATGTTCAATAATTTGATAAACGTAGTTAGTCAAGGAAAAACTCGTAGAGGAAACTTCGCTGCTTATTTAGATTTGAACCATAAGGATATTATGGAGTTTTTGACTATAAGGAGTGAAGGAAGTCCCATTCAAGATTTATCTTTTGGAGTTTGCGCACCGCGAGAGTGGTTACAACAAATGAAAGACGGAGATCAAGAAAAGAGAAAAGTGTGGGCCAAAGTGTTGCAAATAAGATCAGAAATTGGGTACCCTTATATAGAATTCATCGACAACGCTAACGAGAATACAGTAGACGTATACAAAGATAAGGCAATGAGAATATTGGCTTCAAATTTGTGTAACGAAATTCAACTACCATCTGACGAATTTGAGTCTTTTGTTTGTTGCTTGTGTTCTATGAACTTGAGATACTTCGATGAGTGGTACAACACAGACGCAGTAAAGTTAATGGTGTATTTTTTGGATACTGTGATGGAAGAATTCATAGAGAAATCTAAAAAAATAAAGTTCATGGATAGAGCAACCAGATTCGCAGAGAGACATCGAGCTCTCGGACTTGGTAGACTCGGTTGGCACAGTTATTTGCAAAGTAAAATGATACCTTTCGAATCCATGGAAGCCAAAATAGAAAACGTGAAGATAGCAAAATTCATGAAAGAGGAAGCTTACACAGCATCAAAAGAATTGGCAGACATGTTTGGCGAACCTGAATTGTTAAAGGGTTACGGTAGAAGGAACACCACGCTGTTGGCGGACGCTCCCACAAAATCTTCAGCTTTCATATTGGGTCAAGCGTCAGAATCTAACGAACCAGTAAAATCTAATTATTACGTAACTGATCTTGCAAAGATAAAATTCACTGTTAAGAATCCGTATCTATTAGAACTATTGGAGAGTAAAGGTCAAAATACAGAAGAAACCTGGAATAGCATACTCAAAAGGGCTGGAAGCGTTCAACACTTAGATTTTTTAACAGAACACGAAAAAAATGTGTTTAAAACCTTTTCAGAGATTTCCCAGAGGGAGGTAATAATTCAAGCCAGTCAACGACAAAAATACATAGATCAAGGACAGTCTTTAAATCTAATGATACACCCCTCTGTACCTGTAAAAGACGTTAACGCTTTGATACTCGAAGCAGAGAGTCTTGGGGTGAAGGGACTTTATTATCAATTCTCAGTAAATGCAGCTCAGCAGTTCACCCGGGACATCCTGGCCTGCGCGAGTTGCGAAGCCTGATATTTATATTCGTATGCCGTACACATTAAGAATAAAGAGCGAGAACACAATATACCAAACAGAAGTAAGGTGTAGAGTGAACGAAAATGACTTTAACTACACTCAAAATCCGACCGCTATAGAGCCCGGTACAGACGGCGCAGTCGCGAATAACATAACAGGATCAGACTTTAGACCTTACGCAACTACGATAGGTTTGTACAATCAAAAAAACGAATTGATTGTGGTTGGAAAATTTGCAAACCCAATACCCATACCAAGAAACACAGATATCGTATTTGTAGTTAGGTGGGATTCTTAATATTAAAAAACAAGTTACAATGACAATTACGTTAACACAAGAGGTTATATTCGGAGCAGTGGGAGTACTGCTAACGATATTACAAGTTTATCAGCTTAGATTGATCTATAAAGTAAAGAAAGACATAGATATACTTTACGGACAAGTAGCTCGCATAATACTACAGCTAGCTTATAGAAACGCTACGACTCAAGAAAATAGCGAAAACAATACTACTATTAAGTGATATTTATACAAAAATCATGTCTATTTTAGAATTAAATAGTATACTCGGTCCAAAAGATACGTCCGGAATAAAAGACTCATCTATATCCGATAACAATACATCTTTGGGTCCAAAACCCAATCAAGCAAGGGGAGAAAGTTTGGATACAAAAACTAGCGATCTAGATCCTCAAGAGAGCGTAAAATCAAAAGTTAGTTTAGATACAATAAAAAGTTCGTTGGCGGCGCCAGAATCTACGGTGGAAACTAAACAAAAACAGATAACGAGTCAATTCGCTCCAGTACCGCCTATTAAAGTAACAACTTTACCAGTAGATTCTAACGATAGCTTATTTTCTAACAACTCTACTAGATAATTAATGAAATCTAGAGGCTTAGGCGACACTATTGAAAAATTTACACATTTTTTTGGACTCGATAAATTAGCCGAGTTTGTAGCAAAAATGTTTGGTAAAAAAGATTGTGGGTGTAAAAGACGAAGAGATAAGCTTAACGAAATCTTTCCGTACAAAGATTCTGACTCACTTAATATTTAATTTTTTGTATTAGCAAGCAATAAGTTATATTTGATTATGAATGAAAAAAGTTATGTACTAGTAGATACCTACGATAAACTCTTAGGTATGACACAAGCTGCTAAAGCAGCGGACATCTTATCTTTTGATACTGAAACCAATTCTCTAAATCCCAGACAGGGTAAAATAGTTGGATTTTCTATAAGCACAGAAATTGGAAACGGTTACTATTTACCAACTTATGTGTACAATAAAGAATCTGATCAATTAGAAAAATACTTTATAGACTGCGATGGAACTTTAGTAGAAACAGAAAAAATAGCAACAATGTTTATACGTGATGTGATTAGTAAAAAGAAACTAATCATGCACAATTCTTCTTTCGACTGTAGATTCGTAAAGCATTGTTACGGAGTAGATTTGACTCAAGCTCTTTACATAGATACTATCCTTTTAGTTCACACCGTAAAGGAAGACGGAATTAATGGAAAATTTGCGCTAAAAGAGATAGCTAAAGCTATACAACAAGAAATAGGTTTGGACGTAGAAAAGGCGGCTAACGAAGAGCAGTTAGAGCTTAAAGCTTCGATAAAAGCAAACGGAGGTTCTGTAACTTCTTCTAACTTTGAAATATATAAAGCTGACTTAAACGTTTTGGCTAAATACGCCGCAGCTGATACTGATTTGACTTTGAGAATTTGTGACTATTATTTGAAGATATTACATCAAGAAGAACTATCTAATTTCTTTTTTGTCGACGAAGTCATGCCCCTTTGTAAAGAAGTAACCATAAAAATGGAAGAAAAGGGTGTAAAACTGGATATGGATTTGATTTGTCAAGCAAAAAAAGACATTGTCAACACTCTAGCTGAGTACAAGACCAGGGTATTGACTAACATACTATCTCATGAAGGAGTAAGAGCTTGGGTAGTAAACGAAGCAATAACAGCGTATCCTCCAACGAATAAAGGACAGTTTGCTCAAGAGCTAGCTAAAATGTACGATTTACCCATAGAGTACGATAGCGAAAAAGAAAAATACAACATAGTAAAGAGAACTATTTATGTAATGCCCGATTCTTCGTACAAGAAGTTTTTGGTTACTGGAGAAATAGATGATTCTATAAAGAGTAACCTAGAAAAAGTTTCTATGAAGATGTGGAAGGACGCAAACGATGGGTATATAAACATCCAATCCAAACTTCAAATGGGAAAAATAGTTTTTGGAGTAATGGGATTCAAGCCTCTCTCTAAAACTAAAAAAGGTGCAGATCAATTCGACGATGATTTTATACAATCTATAGCAGATAAAGAGCAGTGGGCAAAAGACTTGCGAGTTTACAATCGATTGGTTAAAATATCTTCTACTTACATTGATAGATTCCTTGAATCTTCGGAAGACGGTAAATATTACTTTTCTTACAAGCAACACGGAACAATATCCGGCAGATACGGTTCGGACGCACAGCAGCTACCAAGACCAAAAGACGAAGGCGACGATAATCCAGTCGTAATTCACTACAACAACATGGTAAGGGCGTTTTTTGTGCCTGAAGAAAGTAATGTTTTTATAGACGACGATTACACTTCTCTTGAACCGAGTGTGTTTGCTCACGTATCCGGAGACGAGGGCTTGATGGAAATTTTTAAAAAAGATTACGATTTCTATTCCACGATCGCTATAAAAACAGAAGGATACAAAGACTATTCTCCAGACAAAAAAGCAGACAATTACTTAAGAAAGCATTTGCCTAAAGTTAGAAGTAAAGCGAAAGCTTATGCTTTGGGTATACCTTATGGCATGGGCGCGTACGCTCTGGGTAAAAATCTTGAAATACCCACCAAAGAAGCGAAAAAACTAGTTGATGGTTATTTAGATGGATTTCCAGAGTTAAAAAAGTGGATGGAAAGATCTAACATTCAAGTAAAAGAGCACGGTTTCATAAAAACTCAAGTTGGTAGAATTAGACACTTACCCAAAGTTAAGAAGATTTACGAAACTATAGGTGACGCTATGTTAGATTGGGAAGCAAGAAAGATGTTAGAGAGAATATACGGAGAAAATAAAGTTACCAATATAAAAAGAGATTATAAGAACGGTCTTAATAATAGCATGAATTTTCAGATTCAATCTCTAGCGGCTTCGATAGTTAATAGAGCTGCAATTGCAATAAATAGAGAATTTGCAAAAAAAGGAATAGTTGGTTGGGTCTGCGCTCAAATACACGACCAATTAATCGTAGAAGTGGAAGAGTCTCATTCAAAAGAAGCTGCTGAAATAGTGCAATACTGCATGGAAAATACCACTAAATTAAATGTTCCATTACACGCAGAGCCCGTAATATCTCACAATTGGAGAGACGGCCACGCTTAATTTTAACAATAAAAAATACATAAAATATGAAGTGCGTAAAAAACAAAAAAACTGGAAACGTAATTAGAGTAGAAGATAAAACAGCTATGAATATGGTGGGAAACACTTGGAAGTACGTTTCAAAATCAGAGTGGAAATCAAAGAGTGCTCAAACTGAAGACGAAGATAAAAATAGCACCAAAAAGTAAAATTTTTATTCAATTCGTATATTCGCTATATTTATAGTAGATTTGGATACGGTAGGTCCAAGTTGCGAATTAGTTAAATTTCGATTAACAAAACAATTTAAAACACACAGGAGGTGAATTATGAGCAACGCTCTAAGCATTGAAGAATTTGACAACATGTTCGATTTATTATGGAAGAACATGCTTGATCACACAAACAATTTCAATTTATTAACAGAAAAAATCAACTACCCAGTTGACATTTACGAAACAAGCACAGGCATTAATTTCGAAATTGCCGTAGTGGGTATCGAATCCAAAAACATCGATATAGAAGTCGATAATGATATCCTAAGAATCAAATACTTACCAGAAAGAAAAGAAGCAGACACAAAGAAGTACCTCTATAGAGGAATAGCAAAAAGGGCTTTTGATTTGAGCTGGAAAGTTTCTGCCAAGTACGACTTGACTAAGCTTTCTGCAGACATGGATAAGGGTCTTTTGGTAATTTCAATACCCACTAAAGAAAACAAAGAGAGTAAAAAATTAACTTTCAAACCACAAACAAGAACTTTACCAGAAGTAAAAGCTTAGTTATATTTAAGGGACCTACCGAATTCAAGTTATGTCTTTAATCAATCAATTTATAAATGTTAACGATCAACTCTATCGAGTAAAAAGGATAGTTAGAGAAGAACACGTTAAGAATGTAGACGCAGCAAAAGAGGTATACTACTCTGAACACGTTTTCAGAAGGGACGGCTACCTTTACTTTTGCGAGATGGTTCAAGACCTAGAAATAATACCAGACGAAGAGGTAACTAAACTGGAAATTTCTGAACAACCGCAGGAACAAGAAACCGAAACAATTAAATAAAAATCATGAAACAAAAATCAAAAATCATACCGAAAAACGGTTACGTTGTGTTAAAGCCAATAGAGCTCACAGAAGAGGCTTATGGAAACATCATTATACCAAACCTCGGTCAAGAGCGTCCTGAGATGGGTGAAGTTGTTGCGATATCTGAACAATACAACTATCACACTGGAACTTACATAGATTCTACGTTTGACATCGGAGATGTAGCGTTGATTCCCAAATTAGGATCTCAACGCATAGTGATAGATGGAGAAGATTATTTTATGACCAAAGAATCAGAAATTTTAGGAACAATAATAAAAGAATAATAATAGCATGAGTAAAACACAATTTGTAATTGGACAAGAGCTTAAAGAAAAATTATCATTAGGTATAGATAAGCTAAATACTGCTGTATCTTCTACGTTGGGACCTGGCGGTAGAACGGTAATAATAAAAGAACAGAGTGGAGAAATAAAAGCTACTAAAGACGGAGTAACTGTAGCCAAAAGCTTCGGAGAATTGGAAGATCCAATTGAAACTATTGGAGCAACTTTAGTGAAGCAAGTTTCTATAAAATCTGCAAACGAAGCAGGAGACGGAACTACGACTTCTACGCTGTTAGCTACCGAAATGATTAAAGAGGGATTAAAACACATTCGTCAAGGCACTAACGCTGTCGCCATAAAAAACGAAATAAATAATGTCTCAGCGTTAGTTCTTGAAATAATCAAACGCAACGCTATAGATATCTCTACGCAAGATCAAATTAGACAAGTCGCCACAATATCTGGTAACAACGATTCCGAAGTTGGAGAATTAATATCTTCCGCTTTAGAGAAAGTTGGTAGAGAGGGCGTAGTAACTATCGAAGAATCGAAGACAGGAGAAACAAGTTTGGAAATAGTGGAAGGCGTGCAATTCGACAGAGGCTATAAATCTCCGTACTTCGTTACAAACAATACGACTATGCAAGCAGCGTTGGAAGATCCTTATATCTTATTCTACGACGGTAGAATATCCACTGCTCAAGAGATGGTGGAAGTGTTGACAAAAGTTAACGCAGAGAATAAACCTCTACTTGTAATCGCAGAAGATTTTGGAGACGAAGCAATTGCTACGCTTATCGTTAACAAGATGCGCGGCATAGTTCAAGTTTGTGCTGTAAAAGCTCCAGATTTTGGAGATAGAAAAACTCTTTTGTTAGAAGATATGGCAGTTATCACCGGAGGTGTAGTAATGTCTAAAGACAAGGGACACAAACTCGATAAGATTTCAAGATCCGAAATTTCTAAATATTTGGGTAGAGCTAGAATGGTCACAGTATCCAAAGAAGAAACGACAATAGTTGACGGAAAGGGATCTGAAGAATCGATCGAAATGAGGATAGAAGAAATCAAAACTCAAATAGATAAAGCTAGCTCTTTTTACGAAAAAGAAAAGTTACAAGAAAGGTTAGGTAAACTTGTAGGTGGAGTTGCAATAATAAGCGTCGGAGGAAACTCAGAGATAGAAATTAAAGAAAAGAAAGACAGAGTAGAAGACGCGCTGTTCGCAACTAAAGCCGCGCTTTCGGATGGTATCGTACCTGGAGGAGGAACGACTTTACTAAACGCAGCGAGAGAATTGGAAGATACGACAGATCCTAATCGTTCTATAGCCCAATCCATAGTTAAAAAAGCTTTGGAAGCTCCGTTCAAAAAAATATTGTCCAACTCAGGAGTTGAAAATTGGTGGGATCGAGTACCAGCAAGCGGTCAAGTGTACGATGCAAAAAATCACGAAATCGTAGACGCTTTCGAATCAGGAATAATAGATCCAGCTAAAGTGGTAATAACTGCTCTAAAGAACGCGGTATCTGTTGCAGGCACAGTATTGACTACAGAAAGCGTAGTTTTCGAAAAGAAAGACAAAGAAGAAAAACAACAAGACCCAATGATGGGAATGTATTAATAACAAAAAACAAAAACCATGAAACAACAGTTATTTCAGTATGCTGTGATTTGGCACCCCACAAAAGAACAACACGAGGCGGGAAAAAAATCAAAATTGTTAGTAGAACCAAAAACCATTTTATCGCAAAGTAAAGATTCAGCTTTCGTGTTAGCCAGCCGGGAAATTCCAGAGCAATATTTAGACGAGCTCGATCAAGTGGAGGTGGTCTTACGCCCTTTTTAGTATCAAACACCTCAGTTAGCGGTTTGAATTTCATGAGTGGTACTGGAGAATACAATTCCACTATAAGTCCAGACTTCATATATCGCAGCCCTGGCCCCGCAGCTATTACAGGTACAGCGAATTTAAATTATGTTACTACGACTACGGCAAATACAACGTCGATGACTTACGGTGATATTAAAAAGACCTTGCTTAAAGGATAAAATCAAAGCCCTCAATTAAGAGGGCTTTTTTATGTTACTTACTTTTTAAATTTTTGAAATACAAAAAGATTAAGTAATTTTAATATTAAACGTATAATATGGACAGAGATTTACAAATATTTTCATTAGGTTTCGGTTGTGGTACGGACGTGGCCTATGAACGTATGCGTGGTTTACATGACAATGAAATAAATAAGCACATGAATGCTATAGATTGGGAATCTGAAAAAATGTTTGACACGTATAATAAGGTTAAAATAGCATTTCCGGAAGTATTTAATAAAAATTAAACGTATAATATGAAAATAGGATTAATTAGTATGTTAGCAAACGTAGGAACTACTTTAAATT